GTTGGATGTCATAAAAGATAAAAAGAGAGCAGGCTGCTCCGGGAGCAATCCCATGAGCAAGCCTGCTCTTATTCGTCGATGTCGACATCAAGCCCAGATTTGAATCGAATTGTGAAGTGATCGTCGTAGACGATGATTTGCTGGATGAGCTTTCGGACAAGGCTCTCGTCGAATTCGGTGATGCCGGTCTGCTGCTTCCCAATGAAGTCCTGTAACTCAATGATGCGCTTCCGGGTTTCCTCGCGGCTGAAGGTGTCGGCTTCGGCCTGTGATTTCTGCTCGCGCAGCCGGAAGATTTCATCGGCGATGGCATCGTAGTCTTGCTTGCTGTTGGCCTTCCGGATGAGCTCTTTCTGCAGCTCGTCGAGTCGTGCCTGTATGCCATCCGGGCTCATCGTATCGGCGGCCGTTATTGCTTTTGCAATGTTCTCCTGCATTTGACGGATGAATCCATCCTTGTCAGTGAGTATCCTGTTGAATGCCTTGACCGTGACCTCCTGCAGGAGGTCTTCTTTGACGGTGCGGCTGGTGCAGTTCAAGGCGGCATGGCTGGGTTCAAGGCGGCTGATGCATCGCCATACGATGCTTTTGCAGCCATGGTTGTTCCAGTGGACACGCCGGTAGAGCTCGCTGCACTCGCCACAGAAGACCATCTGGGAGAAGCAATTGTTGCCAGAGTAGATGCGCTTCTGCCCATTCGGCCCGGTGTGAACCTTTCTGCGCCACACAAGCTCGGCTTGCACCTGCATGAAGATGTCTTTTGGGATGATCGCCTCATGATCGTCTTCCACGTAGTATTGCGGCAGAGCACCATTGTTTCGTACACGCTTCTTGGTGAGAAAGTCGGTGGTCACGGTTTTCTGTAGCAGGGCGTCACCCATGTATTTCTCGTTTCGCAAAATTTTGTTGATGGTGGAGTCGTACCATTTTGTTTTGCCTGCGCCGGTGAGGATGCCGTCCTTCTCCAGTCCCTCGGCAATCTTCTTCATGGAGAGTCCTTCGAGGTACTCCCGGTAGATACGCCGCACCACTTCGGCCTGCGCGGGATCAATGATGAGATTTCCGTTTTCGTCTTTGGTGTATCCTAAGAAACGGTTGTGGTTGACCTGCACCTTGCCTTGCTGGTAGCGGTACTGAAGTCCGAGCTTGACGTTTTGGGAGAGAGACTGTGATTCCTGCTGTGCGAGGCTTGCCATGATGGTGATCAGGACTTCGCCCTTAGCGTCCATCGTGTTGATGGACTCTTTTTCAAACCAGACCGCGATGTTCTTGTCCTTGAGGAGCCGGATATATTTGAGGCAGTCGAGGGTGTTTCGGGCGAAACGGCTGATGCTTTTGGTGATGACCATGTCGATGTTTCCGGCCATGCACTCGTCGATCATGTGGTTGAACTCGTCGCGTTTCTTCGTGTTGGTGCCACTAATGCCGTCGTCTGCGAAGATTCCGGCAAGTTTCCATTCCGGGTGGTTTTTGATATATTCCGTGTAGTGGGAGACCTGCGTCTCATAGCTGGTTTCCTGTTCATCTGAGCTGGTGCTGACGCGGCAGTATGCCGCAACTCTGAGCTTCGGCTGCTCTGCCTGTTTGACATTGTTTCCAACCTGCCTTCTGGCAGGGATGATTGTCACGTTTGCCATCACTGCACCTCGCTTTCTATCAGACTGTACAGGTATTCTGCCTGTTGCTTCGGATCGTCATAGATCGATTCGGGAGCGGAGAGTTTGAAGCGAGTCGGCGGCTTTCGCGTATCCGGCGGCTGCTTCTTTCTGTTCGTCCGTCCGAGCTTCTCTGCTCGACGCTGGCGCTCCGCCTGTGCCTTGTTATAGGTTTGCTGGTCGATGATGGCGGGGTAGTAGTCGTCTCCGAGGAAATGCCTGTTTTCGAGCAGGCGCTTTGCTGAGCCATGCCAGGTCTCGATTCCTGCTTCGTGCGCTGCCTTGGCAAGGGCCATGCCGTCAAGATAGTTCTTATAGAGCTTCCGTATCTGTTTGGCTTTATCCTCGTCTATGACTGCCTTGCCGTTTTCGATTCTGTATCCGTATGGAGTATGTCCTATGGTTTTTCACATCCTTTCCGTGAGCGTGAGCCCGCACTTGAGCTTGAACGCCGCCTCGTGTCGTGAGTGGATGACGATACGTTCAACGAACCGTGTGAAAATCCGGTCGTCGAAAGCCTCCAGCATTTTGCTTTTTTCGACGAAATGCAGAAGGTCCTTCGTTTGCATCAAAGCTGCGGTTTCACTGCTTGTCGTGTTTTTCAAGGCGTCTATCTGTTTCCGGACGCCGTCAGCCTGTGAGAGGAGCTCAGAGGTCTGCTGGCTGTAGATTACCTGGTCGATGAATCCCTGTGCCATGAGCTTCGTCAGCGTTTTGCGCTTGTCGGCGTTCTCGGCGAGTTTTGTTTCGAGCTGCTGTATGCGGATGAGCGTCTGACTTGTCGAATTCTGCTTCAGGCTCTCCGCATAGGGCTTAAGGATCAGCCGGTGCGCGAAGATGAGCTTGTTCATCATGGTTGTGAATGCAAGCTTGAGATCATTGTCCCTGATGAAGAGCATGGAGCACCGGTCCTTGTCGGCAAGGTGCGTTTTGCAGCTCCATGCCGCGTAGCTTCCGTCCGTGGTGTAGTTGATTCGCCGTTTGAAGGCAGCACCGCACTCGCCGCAGATGATTCTGCCAGAGAAAGCGTAGCGGTTCTGATACTTTTCATTGCCTTTGCTGATGTTCTTCTCATTAGCTCGCTGGGAGATAAGCTTCTGCGCTGCTTCCCAGTCCTTGCGGCTGATGATTGGTTCGTGATGGTTCTGCTGCAGGTACTGTGTCTGCTCGCCGTGGTTTAGGTGACGCTTGTAGGCTGAATCGGACCATGTTTTCTGGTAGAGGCAGTCTCCGCAGTATTTCTCGTTTGCTAGCATTCCGCGTATCCCTGACGGGCTCCAGTGCCCTCCGCGCTTCGTCGGGATTTGCTCCCGGTTAAGCTCCGCGGCAATGGTAGCGATTCCCTTCCCGGAGAGTGCTTCAGAGAAGATTCGGCGGACAATCTCCGCCTGCTTAGGGTTGATGGTCATTGTTTCGCCGTCCCAGTTGTACCCGTATGGCGGGTAGCTGATCTTGAAGGTCCCGTTTTCAAATCGCTTCTTGATGCTCCATTTGCTGTTCAAGCTTATGGAAAGGGATTCGTCTGCTGCCATGCTCGAGAGAATGGATAGGAAGAGCTCGCTCTCCATCGAACCGGTGTTGATGTTCTCCTTCTCAAACCAGACGGGAATGTTCAGCTCAAGGAGCTTTCTGACGAGCGCAAGACAGTCCGTGGTGTTCCGGGAGAAGCGGCTAATGCTCTTGGTGATGATCATGTCGATCTTCCCAGCTCTGCAGTCCTGTATGAGCCGTTTGAGCTCCGGACGATGGGCTTTGTCAGTGCCGCTGATGCCCTCGTCGTAATAGACTCCGGCAAACTGCCAGTCATTGCGCGAAGTGATGTAGTTTTCATAATGCGTTTTCTGGGTTTCAAGGCTCTCAAGCTGCTCATCCGAGTCTGTAGATACGCGGCAGTAGGCGGCAACTTTTAGCTTTTTTGACTTGTTTTTTTTAATGCTTGTCTGTTCTATTTTCGTTACTTTCCGCATTGGTTTTCCTCCTTGTCAGTGTCCATACATCACTCTGTTTCGGACACATAGCAAGTGATTTTCGGATATATTTCCACGAACAGGGGAGAGAATGTTTTGCGATTGATGTTGCATAATTTGTTGAATTCCTCACCGGAAATCAAGCCTGAATCAAGCATGTTTTTGGCGATTCTCTGCGCCCGCTGATAATCGAGATCGCTGCGGATACGCTCATCTGTGTAGTAGTTATTTTCCTTCGTCATGATGTTTCTCCTCCTGCTTTCCACTGGAGGCGGGAGGCTCGTTTTGACGAAGCAGAGACGAAAAAAAGCCCACTGTCAATCCAAATAAAGGAAAGCCAGTGGGCCAGAGAAGGGGATGTGGTTATTTCACGCGAATCTTCCATCCGACCTGGATGAGGTTCACGTTTTTTATAAGCGAGGAGTTCAGCTTCTGGATCGCGGACACGGTCGTTCCATACTTCTTGGCGATGCCGGAGAGCGTGTCACCGCGCTGGACTGTGTAGTAGATGGCAGTGGATTTTTTAGAGGATGTACCGAGCTTTTCGTTGACCTTCGCCTGTACAGTATTGTAGTCATATCCTGCGGCTGTCAGACGTTTTTTACGGTCAGCTCCGTTGCCCCATTTACCGGCGATGATCTCGGAGGCAATCTCATCCACGGATTTCTTTACGGTCGTTGTTGATGTATTGGCAGTAGCGCTTTTGCCATAGCCGTTGAATCCGCCGTTCTTAATTGTGCTCGGGAAGTCGATGTAGGAGTAGTTCATGTCGACATTCCCGCTGATGCCGTTTACTTTTCCTTTGGACGAATATTGCCAGACACCGTAAGCGCTGGGATACGAGCATTTGCTCGCCCACTGCGCCACCCATACGGTGAACCGCTTCTTCACGGCATCTGTCACCACGGAGTTCAGACTCGAAAGCGAGGTGTAGAATCCGGCGTAATAGCCGCGGCTCTCCAACTCCGTGCAGAATGCTGTGGTAAGCGATGAGCAGAAATTCCGTCCGCGCGCGAGCTGTGACTTCTCCTCAATGTCGAAGTAGACCGGGTAGTCGATCTGTTTGCCGGACAGGACAGATGCGCAGGATTTCGCTTCCTGCTTCGCACCGTCAGCGGATGTAGCATATGAATACCAATACGCGCCGACGTGAAGTCCTGCAGCTTTCGCCTTGCTGTAGTTCGTTTCGAAGTATTTGTCTTTGTTGCCGTTTCCGTATCCAGCGCGGATGATCACGAAGTCAATGCCAGACGCTTTGACCATGTTAAAGTCGATGCTGTTTCCCTGCCAGACGGATACGTCGATTCCCTTGTATGCCATTACTGTTCCTCCTTGTCGTTTCTGTCGTGAAGCTGTTCGAGCACGTCCTTGAGCTTGCCTGGTATCGGCAGTCCGAGGTGCGCAGCGTTTTCTGTTAAACTGAGTCCTTCATTGCTGATGTAGAAGAAAATGATCGCTGTTCTCAGCACGCCCTCGTGACCGAGCACGTGGATGTCGAGGATGTTGGCGATTCCGACCAGAATGAAGATTAGTACCTTGCGGAAGATTCCTTTGAAGCCGACTGCACTCGACAGTTTCTTGTCCGCGATAGCGCAGAGCACGCCGGTGATGTAATCGCAGACCACAAAGATGATGAGCGCGATGAGCAGCCCGTCGCAGCCTCCTAAGAAGTAGCCGAGCCACCCTCCGATGGCTGCGAAAATGAGCTGTATAGTGTTCCAGAATTCCTTCATTGATAAGTCCCTCCTTTGATTTTGAGCAAAAAGAAAGGCCGCCTGCGAGATTGCAGACAGCCTTGGAAAACTGTGTGATTTATGAAGTTATGAGGTGTTCGTCTGTTTCGGCAAAGCCTCCCACAATCGGAGATCCTCCTGCCCGAGCGACCAGATCGCAATGCCGCGCAAGTTCCAGTGGTAGGCGGCCTGGTTTGCCCAGTAGACGAGAGAGTCCACATCCTGATAGTAGAGGATGGAGAACCCGTCCGCGTCTCCGAGGAACAGCCGCGAAATCCAGATGTCGATGTCCTTCGGCGTGACCGTAATCGTGTAGTCCTTCCCACATTTGAGGTCGAGCTGCGCCGAGTGGTAGAACTCGTAGTCCATCGAGATGGAATCAGAGCGGGTTTCGGATTCCTCGATGTCGCTTGTCAGCGTGAATACCTGAAATTCATCATCCCAGGTGACATTGCTCCGGCTGATCCTCCCGTACTGCGTGACGCTGCCGTCCGGGAAGGTTACGTCGAACCGTTCATATGGCTCATACGTCCATGCGTCGCCCATGCGGAGAAGCTCGCAGATAGTCCTCTGGTCAGACCGGTAGCCCGCGGTTCCTCCGGTGAATCCGCTGACGGTCGCCGTGAACCGGAGCGTGTTGGATGCACCGGAATAGACGCGAACCGTGCTGCCGCGAATCCGCATCTCGATGGTGTAGGTCGTCGGGTCGGTGCGAAGAGTTGCGGTTGGTGTCTGCGCAATGGACTGAGAGTAGCTTCCGAGTTTCGTGCCTCCGCTCCATAGCTCTACGGCTTGACTGTCGTAGTTCAGGCAACAGAATAGATTTCCGCAGAAGATTCCCGCTTTGCCGGTGCTGCCGGACGGAAACGCAAGACGTGCTCTCAAGTGGATGTCCTTGAATCCGTCATAGTTCCACGCAAATTGGCCGCTGCCGTCGAGCTGCGAATACACTCTGGATTCGGAGTATTCATCCGACCGCCAGACCTTCCAAGAGCCGGACAACGTCTGCCAGTAGTTCGTCTCGAGCATGCCGTAGTCCTCGAAGTCCTCGTACCAGATGAGCGCGGAGTCGGGCTTGCGGCGCAGGACTTCTGTCGTGAGCTTGAAGCCCTTATCCGGCCGGCATTCGTTTCCGTCCACGTCTATGAAGTGGCGCGGAGACAGGGTAAACGAAGCTGATCCGGCGGACGGTTTCTCACTGAATGCCGAGCAGACGCGGAACCCGTAGAACTGCACACCTTTCACATCGACCGATACCGTAACGGTGTGCATCCCGGCAGATAGCGAAATGCCATCTACAAGCGATGCCCAGAAGGTGCTCCTCCAGTACGGCCACCAGAGCCGCGATTCGGTGAAGTGCTTCTGTGTCTCGTCAATGCTGATATAGATACCGTTCTTGTCCCAGAAGGGATAGCAGAGCCTCACAGCGATGTCGTATGTTCCGGCGCTTGATACGGAGAAGCTGTATGTCGCTTCTCCCTCGTCACCCATGACTGCGATACCGTTCTCCGAAGAGACGATACCGGTGTAGTTGTCCGGCGTGCCATCATGATCCACATAGACCGTTCCAAACGAGGTCTTCTGTGTTTTGCTGTAGGCAGTGAGGTACCTTCGCCGGTTGTAGGTTCCGGTCATCAGCGGGTACTCGTAGCTTGAAGCGTCCTGACCTTCCGCAAAATCGTAGACCTGCGGGAACGCATATGGTACCTTGTTGTAGTCATCCCAGTACGCCAAAATCGGGATGAACGGCTGAGGCGGCTTGTCGTCCGTGAAGTTGTACTTGCCCGTTACCCAGTTCTTGGCGGCGTAGTAGGTGTTCGAAGTTCCGCGATAGGTTTTCCCAAGATTCTCCGGCGTATCGTAGATCTGCCAGTTCCAGCCGTATGCCGGAAGTCCCATGAACACCTTCTCAGGCGTCATCGCGGTAACGGCGTAATCATAGATTCCGTCGAGCCAATCCTTGGGTGACACTGGTCCGGGAGCACTTCCTGCCCACGCCATTCCATAGCTCATGATCGCCGCCGTATCGCAGTATGGATTTAGGTCAGCATAGACGCACCAGTTCTCGCCGCCGACCGACCCGTTGACGGAGTCCATTCCGGGAAGGCAGATATTGACCTTTTTCGTGCTGTCATAATTCTTGACCGTGTTCCAGATGTTCTTGAACATGGCGGTCGACTTGGCGTGCGTTGAGTAATCGCCGCCGCGCTCGAGGTCGATGTCGACGCCTGCGCACCACGGATACTTCTCCATGATCCGCAGCAGCTCGCTCAGGAACTTGTCCTGCGCTCCGTCTGTATTCTCGCGAAGAGCAGTAAATACACTCGATGTTCCGTCATTGCGGACAGTGAGGAGCCACGTGATATGCGGATACTTATTGATGTAGGTCAGCATATCGGATATTGCCACGCCGGTTTCGGTAATCGTCCCGGTCGCGTCGACCTTAAAAGAAAAGAGACCTACCTGAGAGAGGCGGTCTCCGTAATTCTTCAATGCGGTGTACATGCGGGCGTTTCCCATGAACGTCCAGACCATGCACTTGCGGCCTTTGAGAATATCCCTGTTCATATCACATCACCATCCTCCATCTCCTGAAACTCCACATACAGCTTTGCCGATTTCTTCTCCTCGACAGTGACCGGGTGCTTGCTGTCGCCTGCGGCGGAATATTGAAAGAATCCGTCCTTGGCGGTTGCGGAGCCGTTCTTCAGGCATTCGCGGCTTGACGCGAGAAGGGATAATTCATCACCCGCGCTTGCAGCATCCGTAAAGATCGCTTTGTGCGCTCCCGCGCCGAGGCCAAGCGAAACGCTGCCTGCTTTCATGTCCTGATTCGGATAGACCTTCCAGTCAAGTCCAGTTGAGGTCTTGCCGAGATTGAAGATGATGCAGGTCGCGCTGCCACGGACGATGCCATTGAAGAAGCGCTTTCCGGTGATGGCATATTCGTCGCCGGTCGCATACTTCTTTAGCATTGTCTCTGTGTTGATTACGTAGCCTGAGAGCATCGCGGTTTCCTGCAGCATGAGGTCGGTGAACCAGACGGTCCCGGTACAGTCTGTGACGGTTGGTTTTACGGTGATGCTGACGATCCGCTTTTTTTCCTTCTTGTTGATTGTCTCTGTAAAGCGTGTGAATATCGGCATAATCAGTCACCGTCCTGCGTCCATTGAATCTCTGAAACATGTCCCACCCAGCCGGTCGCAATGGAACCGCCCTGAAGGAACATGTCGGTTATATAGATTGTTCCGGTGCAGTCGGTCACGCAGACGCGAATGCGGATTTTTTTCACGCGCCCATTTTGCGGAGAAACTGCCTGCGCCATATGTGTAAATGAAGCCATTGCACGCCTCCTTAAATCAGGTCAATGAACCGCGTCTCGGTGGTTCCGTCCTCGTACTCAAAGGTAATTTCCACACCGACCTGTCCGTTGTCGCCCATCTTGAGATCGTCGGACGCGATCTGACAGGAAAAGGTATAGCTATCGCGGTTCGCCGGAGTGATGGTCTGCGTCAGACTCTTCGTCGTATTCAGAGCACCTTCACATTTAAAGGACGCCGTGCCGGATACGCCGTTCTCTGCATCGACCTCAAAGCCGGAGTTTTCCCAGTAATTGAGTCCGCTGTCTGCTCGTGAGTTGCGCAGATGGTTGAACGGCACGAGGTCTTTCATTTCCTGACTATCGACGAGGTTCGCACCGGAAAGCATGTCAGCGGCAGCGTCCCATTGCGAAGAGGAATCGCCGAGTTCGCGGAGCGTGGTGGACAGCTCCAGAACTGTATTCCATGGTTCCAAGAGGTTATACTCGCGCCTGACGATTCGTGTCTTGACGCTGATGTTCAGTTCATCGTCCCTGACCGTCACGATGTCGCCGAGCTTCCAGCTTTCATGCTCATAGCCGGTCAGCACGGACAGATCCATTGCGTTCAGAACATAGGAAATTCTCGGTGTGGCATAGTCGGCGAGACGCATCTCGGCGTATTCCAGCATCTGGTACGGATTGGTGAAATTCGAGCAGTCGAGCGTCGAGACGCGGATTTCATTGGTGTAGGTCGTGTCCTCGACATATTCCTTGCCTTCGTTGATGGACGCGAACGTCATGCCATCCTTGCCGTAGGCGTAGAGCCGGGTAATCAGGCTCTGCGTGTCGATCACGCGTTTGATGGACTTCATGTTCTTCTTGTAGCAGAACAATGCACCCGAGTCCGTGCCGCTGAAGGTCAGCAGGCTTACGGTCTTGTTCGCGTTGTCGAAGATCAGGTCGCCGCCGTGCAGATCCTGAACTTTGCGCAGAATCGCGAGCGCGTTTTTCTCCTGACAGGTCCAGGTGCGTTTGGTTTGCTTGTTGACGGTCCCGACCGTCCATCCAGTGTCATGTAGCGCGTATGCCATTGGCACGTCGGCGGTGTCCGCGTTGAAGGTGATCTCGGCTTTCTTTGTCGAGAATCCCAGGTCATAGAACGCCGCCTCGGCGTAGACCGAGGTTATGGCTGTGCCTTGCTCGTTTTTTTCATCGGTGATTGTACGGATGCGGTATGCGTCATCGCCGACCTTGACCTGCTTTTCGTTCTCCAGATATTTGCGTTTCTCGTCACGGAAGGGCAGGCTGAATTCGAGCGTGTCGATGCCGTTGATCTCGCCCGTGATAATCACGTCGTAGGCGTTTTCCAGCACGGCTTCCAGTTCGCCGTTCAGATCAAGAACGGCTAGTTGTTTTTTCTCAGCCACAGGATCACCTCCATCTGCTGCGGGCCTGAATGGTCAGTTTCTTGAACGCGGACTCTCTGGGCGTCGAGAGTGTGATGCTTTTTACCATTGGCGTTACCGATGAATCCGTTGTGGCAAGCGTCACACGGAATTTGATGTATTTCGCAGAATCCGACTGCACCGTATTGTCCGCGCCGGGAGTCGCCCAGTCGCTCCACGTCGATAAGTCATCCGAGGTGGAGGTCTCAACGGAGACGCTTGTACCGGCCGGCTTATCGGCAGTCAGGGAAAGATAGCATTTTCCCACTATACCGTATTCCACGGCGGCGGTTGTGAGGTATCCGCTCGTCGCGTAGGCGGAGTCCGTTGCTTTGAGTGTCACGGCGTCCTCTGTCATCAGTCCGTCCACGTCTGCCGTCGAGTCCGCCGCATTTGCCGTCAGGGACTTCTGAAACCAGAGGGCGATGTCGTCCGCTGTTAAATCCGACTCACAGTTCAGGAACCAGTCGTCGAAGTTACCCGCATACCAGTATGTCTCGGCGTGCATTCCCCAGATCAGGTCGGCTGTACAGGATCGGTTGAGGTCACCTGTGAAGCTGACCGCATCGGATATCCAGATTTCGCCGGTGCTCCGGCATCCAAGCACATACTGTGCTGTCCTGTCGTCCGGCTTGATCACCGCCACTATGAAGTACCACAGGCCGTTTGTTAGCGTGAAGCTCGGCGTGAAATCCTCATCGAGGATCAGTGTTCCGGAGGAATTGTAGAGCATCAGGCGCGGATTGCCGGAATGCAGTGATAGGTAGAATATCGGGTTGCCGGTTCCCTGGCGGGTATTGAGCAGCGGGCAGAAAGTATTTCCGACCGAGTATGTTGTGGGCATGAACCATCCGCCGACTACTATCGTCTTGCCGATATTCGAAAACAGCGTGCCGTCGTTGCTGACTTTCAGATACGTCTGCTCGGTCGAGGGATTGTTGATGTTCATGCGGAACGACCTGCCAAGGTGGCCTGCCTGCAGGGAAGCCGTAGTGCCGCTCCATCCACTGATGGATGCCTTTCTGTCTTTGCCGGAGGAGTCCGCAAGGCATGTGTCGGAATCCGGCGCGGATTCATTGAACCGCCACAGACCATCCGCTCCCCATGACGCGGGAACCTGCCCGGTGAACTTGTTCTGCGAGTTCAGCGTCTGAACCGTCGTCTCCGTAGTGCTGTCGGCTTCAATTGTGATCGTGTTCGCGCCGACCTTGAGCGCCGGGAAGTCAAGGCTTTCTAGAAGCGGCAGGCCGTTGCGAAGCGTATTGCCGTCAGAATCCGTGACCTTCGCAGTCATGAGCGAGGAATCAATCACCAGAATCTCATTCTTGGAGAGTGCACCGTCAATCTTCAGGCTGCTGCCGTTGGTCGTGACGACCGCATTCTTGCCTTTGGCAAGGTCCGCCGTAAGTGAATAGACCGGCAGGGAATCGGCATTGCCGAGTGTCCGGTTCAGCGAGAACGTCCCGGCCTCGGTGATTTCAAACGTCTCGTCGTTTTCGGCGTAGGCGTATGGATCGGGACAGAGGAACGTCAGATCGAAGGTGCAGGAGTTCCGTACGACCTTGTCAAACGAGAATCCGCTCTCGAGTCTCGCACGGTGCACGCGGTTCGGCTCCTTGTCCAGTATCAGATCGCACAGCCCGATGTCCGGATTAAGCCACGCGATGATCTCGTCCTTGCGGGCGAGAAAATCCTCATCGGATTTTCCAGGAGGGATGAAACAGGATATTTCGATCTTGCGCTCGCCGATGGTCTCGCCAAAGTCGAATACGCCCTCGCGTCCGGGAACGGTGATCGTGTTGTTGGTGAAGTCCGGCATTCTGATTTCCTTTGTCATTCTGGTCGCCAAGCCGAAGCTCTGGCTCGTTCTGCCGTTGAATTTGAATCCCATTAGATCACCGATCCTTTCGCGCGGCGGCTGCCGACAAGCAGGGTGTTGAGCTGCTGCGAGATTTTGCGTATGTCGTCGTCGCTGCGCACGCTCATGGTTTCGATATTGATCAGTGGGCCATTGTATCCGGCGGTTTCGCTGACGGCTTCCCGTATCATGTTTTTAAGACTGTTCACGCCGACCACGGCTTCGTCGCCAGCTTCGCCTCCTCCGAGGAGCGTTCCCCCGGACTGCCCGAAGATGGTCGCGTCCTTGAGGATCATGCCGCCGTTCATCGCTTTCTTGTACCAGGAGACAGAGAAATGCGGAATGCTCGGCGGATTCAGACTGAACGAACCGGAAATCGAGAAGTGCGGGAGCTTGATTTTCGGCAGGCTCCACTTGAAGTTGAACACGCCTTTCAGCTTGTTCACGACGCCGGAGACAAAGCTCCAGATGTTATTGAACACCGATGTGAACGTTGATTTGATGCCGTTCAGGATTCCACTGATCGTGCTTTTGATAGCATTGAAGGCGGAGGTAATCCCGGACTTCATCGTGTTCACGACGCTCATCACGGCTGATTTAATGCCGTTCCATACCGAGGTCGCGACGGATTTAATTCCGTTGAACACGGTCGAGGTGATGGCCTTTATTCCGTTCCAAGCGGTCGTGACGGCGATCTTGATACCGTTGCAGACTGTCGTAATCGCGGTTTTGATGGCATTCCAGACGGTTGTGACGACAGTCTGAATGGCTGTGCATACCGTCGAAATCACAGTCTTTATTGCGTTCCATATCGTGTTCACCACAGTCTGGATAGCTGTAAGAACGGTGGTAATGACCGTCTTGTAGATATTGAAGTAGGCTGTGACGACAGTCTGTATCGCCGTAAAAATTGTGGTGAAGAATGTCTTGATGCCATTCCACACAGTCTGAATCACCGTGCTGATGGTGTTCATCACCGTTGTAACGATGCTCTGTATTCCGTTCCACGCGCCGGACAGGAAGCTACTGATGCCGTTCATCGCGGAGGTGAACACGCCACTGATGGCAGTCCAGATGGTTGTGAAGAAGTCCTTGATCGCTGTCCAGACGGTTATCGCGACTTCCTTGATGTTGTCCCAGAGGTTGATCCAGAAATTGCGGAAACTCTCGCAGTTGTTCCACAGGTAAATAAAGGCCGCGACGAGCAGTCCAATTGCTGTAATGATGAGACCTATTGGATTCGCCGCTATTGCCGCGTTGAGCGCAGTCATGCCACCTTTAACTATATTGATTGCAGATACGATCTTCGGCGCAAGCGTCATCAATGCCCCGACTCCTGTCGCCATCTTTCCAATGACGATCAGCACAGGACCGATGGCCGCCACGATTGCGGTGATGGCCAGGATCATTTTCTGCATCGCCGGGTCCATGTTCATGATAGCGTTCATTACGTCGATGATCTTCTCCATCAGGCTCAGGAACGCCGGTGCGACTGCCTGACCGATGGTAACCGTCAGCACATCGAAGGTGGACTTGAGCTGCTCGATTGTACCGCCGGTGCCGCTCATCAGGGCGTTCGACATGTTCTCCGCCGAGCCGCCGCAGTCGTCGAGCGCGTCGCGGAGAGACGACACCTCAGACGGTGAGGTCTGGATCAGCGTCAGCCACTTGGACATCTGTTCCTTGCCAAAGATATTAGCGGCGGCTTCCAGCTTTTCCTGATCGGTCAGACCGGAGAACGCAGAGTTCAGATTTGCCAGCACGGTCGGCATGTCCTTGAGCGTGCCGTTTTCATTGAAGATGGCGTAGGTCTGTCCGGTGGAAAGCCCGAGCTGATCCATTGCCGTCGCGCCTTCCTTGGCGGGAGAAGCGAGACGTGCGAGTCCTGTTTTCAGAGCGTTCGCACCTTCAGAACCGGAAATGCCCGCGTTTCCGAACACGTCAGTAATCGTCGCGAGATCCTTCACATCCCATCCGACGGTCTTGCAGATAGGCCCTGCAACGGACATTGCCTCGAAAAGCTCCGAGGTCGTGGTGTTCGCCTGTGCCTGCGCCTTGGCGAGAACGTCCGCGTAGTTTGCCGCTTCAGAGGAGTCCGCACCGAACATCTTCATGGCGTTGCCAAGTCCAGATGTGGTTTCGGAAAGATCCGTGCCAGTACCCGCGGCAAGGTTCATCGCCGGAGTCAGCATGTCGGTTGCTTCTTTTGCCGTGAAGCCCTGACGCGCGAAGTTCAAGGTGGCGTCGGCTGCGTCCTGCATGCCGTAGACAGATTCCTTCGCGGAGGTCCCGATCTGGTCCCATAGTCCCTCGAAGTCCTCGACAGAGTTCGCTGTGTCGCCCATCGTCTGTTTGACGAGGTTGAACTGCTTGTCCACGTCGCCGTAGGCAGTGACTGCCGCTGTCGCTCCGGCCACAACGGGAGCAGTGAAGCCCATCGTCATTTTTGTTCCAGCACTGGAAAGGCTCTCGCCGACGGATTTGACCTTCTCACCGGCTGCCGCAATCTTCTGTGCGGAGACGGAGCCGAAGTTCTCATATTCCTTGGTCAGGCTTTTGAGGTCTTGCTCGGTTTCGACGATTTCTCGCTGAAGCGCATCGTACTGGCTCTGGCTCATGTCGCCGTTTGCAAGAGCCTGATCTGCCTGTTTTGCTGCTTCCTTGAGCGCTTCAAGCCGCTCCTTAGTTGCGGCAATTTCAGTTTGAAGTCCTTTCTGCTTCTGGGAGAGGAGTTCCGTATTGCCAGGATCGAGCTTCAGGAGCTTGTTGACGTCCCGCAGGCTTTTCTGCGTATTGCTGATCTGCTTGTCGACCGATTTGAGCGATTCGGTCAGCTTAGTGGTGTCGCCGCCGATCTCGACGGTGATGCCTTTGATTCTATTCGCCATGCGGATTCCTCCTCCCTATTAAAATCTATCCATCATTTCCTGCGTCGCGACTTCCGGGTAGTCCCAGTCGTCGTTGCTCATTTCAGCGTACATGTCGTTGACCGTGCCGATGGTCAGCAGGTCAAGCTCCGAAATATGAAGCCCGATCTGCACGCAGCGCAAAAGAAAGAGCGGGGTAGTCATTTCCCGCTCTGTCGCGCGATGTTTTTTTTAGCGGATACCTGCTGCTCGGTATTGATGCCCCACAGCTCGATAATCTGCGGCAGCACCTCGTAAATCGAGAACGTGTTGAAGCCGTCCAGCCATTCCTCCGGCGTATCCGGAACGGCTGCATCCGCGTGCTTTGCCATCAGCCATGCGATGTTCTCGAACAGCTCCAGCGAGAATGTATCCAGACTGGAATTTTCCGAGTCGTTCTCGCTGATGCCTTTCTGAAGCTCATTCAGGTCGCGGTAGATGTCTCGGTGGAACTTGTTTCTGTAGAGGCGTGGAATCGCAGCCGATGCTCTGAATGTCACTGGCTGCCCGTCAATCGTGATAGTTTTCGTCACTGCCATCGTTTACTCCTCCTCTGTCGAATAGCTCATGTTTGCCTTTTCGCCGGACGAGGTGGTCGTGGTGTCGCTTGGCTCGTAGACTTTGTCGTACCAGGCGTTGTAAACCGCGTCCGTGGTGTTCGTGCCGGTCTTGACCTTCACGAGTCCAGAAGGCAGCGGCGATACGGTGATGGAAAGCGTGTCCGTCTGTACCTCGGTCGAGTCTTCCTTGGTCTGACCTGAAACGGACGGTCTCGTCGCGGAGCAGTAGTACATACAGTGGCGGATCTTTCGCTGGTCGCCGGAAAATTCGAATAGCAGCGCGAAATGCTCCGGCTCCACATCCTTGTTCTCGGCAATCACGCCGTTCGCGTCCTCGGTCTCGTGCATCACGTCGGTGAGGAAGCTCTCCGGGATGAGTGCCAGCTCAAAGTCGCCGGAATATCCGTTGTTGTTGCTGACCATGTAATAAACCGTGTCGTCGGCGTAGAACGGCTCGTTGTCGCCTTCCGCATCAAGAGAAAGTGAAACCGCACCGGGCATCGCCACGGGCGTTCCAAACGTGACGGTGCCGTCCTCGGCGAGCGTCGCAATGGCGTAGTGGCAGTTCTTCAGGCCGAACTTGACCTTGTTCTTCTTGGTAGTAGCCATAATCGTTAACCTCCAATAATCTGTGTTTGATAAAGCACCTCGTACATCTTTTCGTCCTCGATCCAGACCTCCGACTTCTCATAAGGCAATTCATGAGAAGTGAGAATGTTCTCGATTTTCGATTCGATGTCCGGGTTCTTCTTGTCTGTGTAAAGCTCGATGTTCAGCTCATCGATCCGTTCCCAGACCACGTTGTCTGCGAACAGGTTGTCCGTTCCCGGAAACAGGAAACAGATAAAAGGCGGGTCCGGTGATTCGCCTTCGGCAAAGTGGTCATAGGCGACAGGAGGACCGACTTCTTCGAGCATGGTTACAATTTCGTCGTAGCTCATAGGCATCATCCTTTCAGCTTGGATTCAATCTCGCGCACCAGCTTTTCGTTCCCAGCCTGTTCTGCCGGAGCGATATGCGGACGGGCAGCCACACGACCTCCGCCACGTTTAGTGTGACCGTGCTCTAGAAGGTGTGCAATCTGGTAGCGATTACGTGAATGCACCACCATGTCGATGGAGTCGGCACTTTCGCTTACAGTCTTGACCGACCACGACTTCTTGTACTTGCCGGTCCGCACGGGAGCGTTCGCCTGTATGTCCTTCCTGACGGACTTCGCTGTATCCTTCACTGCGTCCTTCATGTCGTCAGCGGCAAGGTCGGCGTATTCTTGCAGACCCTTCATAACCGCATCCCTGAGACCGTCAATTGATACTTTCTTGTTCATGAATTCTTCTCCAGTTTGCAGTTGAATTTCAGCGTGTTCTTCTTGTAGCCCATCGGGTTTACGTAGGTGATGTTGTAGACCTTGCCCTCGGCGAGAATCCGGTATTTCGTGGAAACAACCTCCGCAAGTTCCGAGCACCAGCGGCACGTGAAGTTAAGCGATTCCTCCGGATTGATGACCTCACCGGAAGTTTCCGAGCCGTAGGAGTCCGTGCCGACGGTCGCCCAGCACTTGAAGTAGTCCGTCCAAGTGGCGGTGTGGTTTCCGTACTTGTCCGATGTCACGGTGTTTTTCTGGAACGTGACCGGCACGCGCATGCTGGCGATCTTCATCAGAATCCCTCCTTACGCGCACCAAACAGCAGAGCCCGTAGCGTCAGGTTCAGCTGATTGTGATCTGCGTCCTCACGATGCTCGTAGAGGTACGCCACAGTGTAAAGGATGGCGATGCGCATGCGGATCAGGATTTTCTCCTCGCTCGATTCCCATTCCTCGTCGCTGTATCTTGCAATGTCCTGAACAGTCGCGGTAGCGGATGTTACGAGATTCTGGATCAGCTCGTCCTCATCGGAAGAACTGACTCGCAGATAGGTTTTTGCTTCTTCAAGCGTTACTTCCATGGGAATCCCTCCATAAAGAATCAGGCACCTCCGAAAGAACCAAAGATGCCTGCGAAATGATTAACGCTTTTATCAGCCCGCCGCCTTGACGGAAAGTCCGCGTACGGCTTCCGGCAGGATCAGCTTGCCGTCGACTCTTTCGGAGGCGAGGAATCCGATCTGCCCGTTTGCCGCGTAGAGCTCGGACAGTCTCTTGAAGCTACGTCCCTGACGGTCGGCAATCCAGTAATAGGAGAAGTCTCCGAATAGGATCGGTACATTGCCCGCCACCAGCTCCGGCGCATAAATCGAAGTGCGGTACGGACGGTTAAGGATGGTGTCCGGCTGACCAGCTACGACGCTCGGCTGCCAGATGTAGTTGCCGTTGCCGTCCTTGATTTTGCGCAGTGCCTTGACGGTGGAGTCGTTGAGAATCCAGACTGCGCGGTTACGATAGACAGAGCGCAGGCTGTGGAATACGTCCATGATTGCGTCAAAGGTGATGCTGGTATTGGCGATTTCGGTGGTTGCGCCGTCGGTCGCTTTGACCTTGGTGAAGACACCTTCCGGTTTCTTCTGACCGTCACCGACGAGGAATGCCTCCTCTTCGGCAGCGCCGATTCTGCGGGCGAACTCGGTGGAGATATAGTTCTCCAGATCGAATACGCTGTCGTTCATCAGTTCTTCGGATACCTTGATTGCGGTGCCCAGCTTGTAAGCTGAGAGGGTGATCTGGTCGAAGGTGTCGTCGGATTCCGGATAGAGTCCGTTCTCCTCCATCCATGAAGCGGTGCCGTGGGATGCGACAATCGGGATGGTATGCGTGCCGCTGTCGGTCTGAATGACGTGTGCGAGGGAGCGGAAGAAGTTCTCGTCGGTCAGTGCCTGCACAAGCGTTTTCTCATACTCATCCGGTACAAGGTATCCGCCGTTTGCATCAGTGCCGACTTCGAGAACGTTCTGTACGTCGTACCAGTTACGCTTACGAATGCTGTCCCAGAAAGCGGTTTTGTACGCCTTGCTGCCGATGCCCGGCTTGTCGTCCGGCTCGTCTTTGGCCCCCGGCTTTCCGATCAGCGGAGCAGACGTCGGCTGAGAGAGCATCTTGTCGATCTGCTCCTGCCGCTGCAGACGTTCGATATCGTGCGTTAGGTCGGTGACTTCTTTTTCCATCTTGTCATAGGTGGCCGCGTCCTCCGCGGACACGTTGCCGCCATTATCAGAGTGGGTGTCGAGAAAATTCTTCGCGGCATTCCACGCCTTGGCTCTGCGGTCCATGAGTTCCATAATCTTGGTCATAATATTTATCCTCCATTCATTAGTGGCTTAGAAGCGAGAGCCGCTTCTCAAGATCTGCGACCTTCACGGTCGGTTCTGTGTATTTTGGTTCGGGATTGCGTTTCGGTATCAGCTTCGAGAGTAGGGAGTCGGTCACCGCTTTTCGTGAGAAAAGCATGAGGGGTTCATCCGGATTTTTTTCCTCGGATTCTTCGTGACCGTCAGCGAAGAGTATCTCATCCGCGAATCCTAGCTTCTTGGCCTCCTTGGCGTTCATCCAGGTCTCGGCGTCCATGAGCTTGCTGATCTTGTTACGGGACAGGCCGGACTTAATCTCGTAGGCGTTCATGATGGATTCCTTGACCTCGGAGAGCATATCGATGGCTTTTTGCATTTCCTCGGAATCGCCAATAGCAATCGTCGCCGGATTATGAACCATCAGCATGGCCACGGGACTCATGCAGACCTTTGTACCAGCCATAGCGATAACGCTTGCCGCCGAGGCCGCGAGAGCGTCGATTTTGACGGTCACGTCATATGGGTAGTCCATCAGCATGTTGTAGATCTGGGCCGCCGCGAAGACGTCTCCGCCGGGACTGTTGATCCAGAGCGTGATGTTGCTCTCGCCAGCGTTCAACTCGTCCTTGAAGACCTGTGGCGTGACTTCGTCGCCGTACCAGGTCTCATCGGATATTTCCCCGTCGAGGTAGAGCGTGCGTTCGCTGCCAAAGCTGTCCGGCGTTTCGTTTCTGATCCATCGCCAGAATTTTCTTGTCATAGGGACTTTCTCCTTTCCCGGAGCCGGTTATCGGACTCCGATTGTTTCTGTGATTCTTCGTTCGAGTCTTGTTCTTCATCAGGTTCCTCCTCAGACTGTTCAGTCTGTGTCGACGCCGAGGCCGCAAAGATTCCGGCATCCTCGAGCTTGGTCATGTTGCCGTTGATGAGATACAGGTCGCCGCCTTTGTCCTCTGGAATGCGGTCGAGGTTTTCCAGCTCGCGGATATCGTTTGCTGACATCCAGCCGTTTTGCCTTGCCGTGGCGTAGCCGTTCATGCGGCTCTGGTAGTCGCCGCGGAGCAGTCCGTCCACGTTAAACTTAAAGAAGTAGTCCTTCTTCTCCTCGGGACGGAGCAGTGCTCTGCGCATGGACTGTTCCCAGCGGCTTACCCACGGATCGAGCGTGTACTTCACGAATTCCAGCGACTGCTGCTCGATATTGTTGTACGAGCTTTTATCCAGGTCGCCGATCATGTGCGGCGGAATCCGGAAGATACGCGCGATTTCGTCAATCTGGAACTTGCGCGTTTCTAAGAACTGCGCCTGTTCCGGAGAAATGCTGATCGGCGTGTATTTCATGCCTTCCTCAAGCACTGCGACTTTGTTGGAGTTCGACGAGCCACCGAAGGCGCTGTTCCAGCTTTCACGCACACGCTCCGGATCCTTGACCACGCCGGGATGCTCCAGAATGCCGCCGGGCGTCGCGCCGTTGGCGAAGAACTTACTGCCGTATTCCTCGGTCGCAATCGCAAGTCCGATGGCATTCTTGGCCATTGCAATTGGCGAATAACCGACTAAGCCATCAAAGCCGAGTCCGGGAACGTGAAGCACGTCCATTGGAGACAATCTCACGAGACTGCCTTTCATGGTGTGCGCCTCGTCGGTTGATGTCTGGTATTCGTAGTAGAGCTGGCCGTTTTCGTCGCGGTCGACGGTCATACGGTTCGGCATGAGCGGATAGAGTGTCATAACCTCGCCTTTACCGTTCCGGATAATCTGCGCGTAGGCATTGCCCCACAGCAATAAATGTGTCATGAGCGTTTCCCGGAATACGAAAGACGTCATCTCCGGGTTCGGTTCGTCGTGCAGCAGCTCATATAAAGGATGGTCGATTGCTTTTTCCTTCGAACCATTCTCGGTGTAGCGGTAAAGGTGAAGTGGCAGTCCGGCTATCGCTTCCGAGAGAATCCTCACGCACGAATAAACCGCCGTCATCTGCATGGCGGAGCGTTCGGTTACGGCTTTGCCACTTGTCGTTCCTCCGAAGAAGAAGCGGTAGCTGCTGCCAGCCGTCGAGTCTGTGGGAGCGTCGCGACCTCGGAACCATCTGTTGAATATGCTCATAACATTTCCTCCATTTGATTAAGGGCCTCCCGCAAAAGCAGAAAGCCCATGATTGCTATAAAGATCATTCATTTATCCTCGTTCAGATAAAAAGAATGCCACGGCTGTCATAGACAGAGGCAGTATTGTCGTTGCCGCAGCGGATCGCACGGTCGAGCGCCATGATCGTGGCGATTGCACCGTCAATCTTCTCGGTTGATTTCTCCTTGTCGGCCTTGATGTTCCCGGCAGGATCGGTGCGGATGAAGATGTTATCCATCATCCAGCGCAGAACCGGATGTCCGCCATGTGCGATACGCCTCTCCAGCACGAGCTTCATCAACTCTTTGGTCGGCGGGCTCATGTCCTTAAAACCTTGACCAAAGGGGACGACGGTGAAGCCCATGCCTTCGAGGTTCTGCACCATCTGCACAGCGCCCCATCGGTCAAAAGCTATCTCGCGGATATTAAACCGTTCGCCGAGGTTTTCGATGAACTTCTCGATGTAGCCGTAGTGAATGACGTTTCCCTCGGTCGTTTCGAGCACGCCGTGTTTCTGCCAGAGATCGTAGGGGACGTGATCGCGCCGAACGCGCAGGTCGAGCGTATCCTCCGGCACCCAGAAGTATGGGAGAACCGCATACTTGTCGTCCTCATCGAGCGGCGGGAATACCAGCACGAAGGCTGTGATGTCGGTGGTACTGGAGAGGTCGAGTCCGCCGTAGCAGACACGGCCTTCTAAATCATCCTCGTTGACCGGGAAGGCGCAGGCGTCCCACTTCTCCATCGGCATCCAGCGGACGGACTGCTTCACCCATTGATTCAGGCGAAGCTGCCGGAAGGCGTTCTCCTCGCCGGGATTCTGTTTTGCAGACTCGCACGCGGCCTTGACCTTGTCGATGCCGACCGTGATGCCGAGCGACGGATTTGCCTTCTTCCAGACCTTCGGATCCGTCCAATCTTCCGACTCATCCGCGCCAAAGATGACCGGATAGAACGTCGGATCATGCTTGCGTCCGTTCATAATGTCGAGCGCCTTCTGGTGCTGCTCATAGCAGATCGAGTTGGTGTCGTTCCCGGCGGTCGTGATCAGGAAGAACAGCGGCTGCATCCGGGCATCGCCGGAGCCCTTCGTCATAACATCAAAGAGCTTCCGGTTTGGCTGCGTATGCAGCTCGTCAAAGATCACGCCGTGCGTATTAAATCCATGCTTGTTTGCCACATCGGCGGAGAGCACCTGGTAAAAGCTGTGCGTCGGCAGATATTCCAGTCGTTTCTGTGATTCGAGGATCTTCACGCGTTTCGATAGCGCCGGACAAAACCGCACCATATCGACCGCAACGTCAAAGACAATCTTGGCCTGATTGCGGTCGGCGGCGCAGCCATATACCTCGGCGCGCTCCTCGCCGTCGCCGCAGGTGAGCAGCAGGGCGATGGCGGCGGCAAGTTCCGACTTGCCCTGTTTCTTCGGGATCTCGACGTAGGCGGTGTTGAACTGCCGATAACCGTTCTCTTTGATCACGCCGAACAGGTCGCGGACAATTTGCTCCTGCCAGTCGATCAGCTCGAACGGCTTTCCGGCCCAGGTGCCTTTGGTATGGCAGAGCTGCTCGATGAACAGGCAGGCGTAGTCCGCGAGGTTCTTGTCGTAATGGGAGGTCTTCTGCATGAATCGCGTGACCTTGTAGTGCTTCAGCTTTCGCATTGGCACGGAACATTCCTCCTTTCAGGCAAAATAAAAGACCGCCGAAGCGATCCGTCAAAATCTATCTCAGTACGAGAGCGAGAGCCGGTCAAGGCTCTGCTTTCGGAATATTCAATTTCAAAAGTTCAGTATTTGATCCTTTGATGGTCCTTTGGGAGACTTTAGAAGTCTCAGTTGTATTTCTTTAAGAGAAACGAGTAGGCAAGCTGGCTTGCTCCGTCCTCGGGCTCCATGTCCCAGCCGCGGCCATAGTGGAGTGTGACTTTGTCGTCGACGCGAAGTTCCATCTTGCTGATTCTGCCGCCGTCAATTCCGTAGTCTTTGGAAGGCTCCGGGTAGTGCTTCACCCAGTATTTAACGACCGTGCCTTCAATGAGCAGTGATTCTTTTTCCCACATGGTTAAACCTCCTCGCCGATAGTGAATTCGATGCCATTCCTGTGTTCCGGTTCCTTGCTACCGAAGCGGTGGTCGTTGGCCCTGGTGACGGTCTTGAGTCCGTTCATCATGCAGCCGAGGTTGGTGAGCCCGTAGATGCCGTCCATCAGGCCGGTGCTCTGGTCGGTCACCACAATCGTGGTGATTCCGGCTTTCCAGAGCGTTTCAATGAAGTCGCTGAGTTCATAATCCCAGGGAAGGTCGTCGATCTCGAATGCGTCTGCGCCGTTTCGCAGGTTCCTGTCGTACTGAACGAGCGCCTTGTTCTGTCCGGAGGTGAAAGGGTAAGGAAACTCGGCTTTCTCACGTTCGTCAAAGGCTTTCACGCTGTCCCAGTTGTCCGCTGCGATCATCGCGTCGCGGTTCTTTTCGCGGATGGCCTGCGCCTCGTTGTAGGCGATTGCCGTGTCTCTCATTTGTTCGAAGTAGGTGTTCTTTTTCATTGCGTTTTCCTCCTGATTTTCGCTTGTTTTCTGCGCCTTTCGGCATGTGTATATATCACTCTGTTCGGCACATATAGCAAGTCAATTTGACCAGATAAATTGATAAATTTCAGTGTTCGAAATCAGGATTTTCCGGCGTCGCCGGTCATGATAAAATGCACGTATTCCTTGCGGTGTTCCTCGATAAAGAGAACCAGTTCGTAGTAGTTTCGGTCAAAGGCGAGCCGCTGCACGTAGGGCAGGTCGAACATGTTCGTAAGCCCGGTGTCGCGGATCGTGAGGATCTGTTCCTTCACTTTCTCGTCCATGTCAGTCCACCACCTTCCGTACGATGTCCTCGCCGTAAATCACGTTAAGGTCGCTGCCATTGTCCCAGTGGACCAGAAGGCTGCCGGTGTCGTCAATGCCGTAGACTGTGCCGCGGGTTCCGGCAGGAGGAGCCTGAATGTCGTCCATCTGCACCAGCTCCACACGTGTGCCATTCGGATATGTTTTCTTCAGCTGTTCGAGCTGTTCTGGTCTAATCATTTTCATACCTGCACCTCCTCGCTGTTGGTTACTCCCTCAGCGGTTCCTCCAGCAGTTTCTTTCTTGGGAGCGCCGTCCTTCCAGCTGGAGTTGCCTTCAAGGTTTTGGAGCAGTATCTTGCGTTCCTGCTTGTATTCGTTGCCGATGAATCCGAGGCGGAGCAGGAAGCAGCGGAATGCGTACTTCTCGTTGGTGACCAGCGTTTCGGTCGAGCTTGCCCGTTTGAGCTTCTTGGAGAGCTTGCAGAGTTGGGCGATGAATGTCGTATAGGCGCGGCTTTCGTCCGGTGTTGGCATTTTTTCGAACCATGGGAAGGAGATCTTGTCGTCCCGGATTTCGAATCGCAGGTCATCGATGCCGAGCGCCTTCTTGATGAGCGTTTCCTTGGCTTCAAGAATGTTGGTCAGCGTTCCGACCGCCGCCTTGTCGAGCGGAAGTTCAACCGTGAGGCCGGTTTTCTCGGCTTCCGGTTCCGCCGTTTTCTGAGGTTCCGGTTCGAATCCTGCTGCGGCGATGGCATCGAGAACCTTCTCGACTTCTTCGGAATCTGCCATATCGTCGAACTCGAGTGCGCCGTCCTTGGTGACGGTGAAGTAGTCGATCTGGTAATTGCAGGTTGGCATCTTCATGTACTCGGTTTTTGCGCCGGTGATGTCGGCGATGACCTTGACGAGTTCCTTGCGCTGCGTTCCTGTTATGTTGTAGTTGATTCGCATGTGCTTTACCTCCGTTAAATGTGGTATTCTGCCGCTGGCCCTGTGCCTTTCGGCATGTCTATACATCACTCTGAACGGCTGTAATAGCAAGCGAATCTTGGAGATTTCTCTGGTAGAAAAACAGCCGATTTATCGAGCCTGAAACTGTCGATAGTACACAATAAAATCAGACCTCATCAGGAAGCTCAACTTCCTTTACAAGGTCTGAATACATAAGCTTTTTACCGTCACGAACTACATACACATTTTCAGAATCCCCGGTATCCTCGACATAGCGGCGGAGGATAACAGAAGCATATTTCGGATCAAGCTCCATCATGTAGCAGGTTCGGTTCAGCTGTTCGCAAGCCATGAGCGTGGAACCGGAGCCCCCAAAGGTATCAATTACGATGGCGTTTTCCTGTGTGGAGTTCTGTATCGGATAGCCAAGCAGATCGAGTGGTTTGCTCGTAGGATGATCCTTATTCCGTTTCGGCTTATCGTAATTCCAGATCGTTGTCTGCTTGCGGTCGGAGTACCACGGGTGCTTGCCGTTCTGCAGGAATCCATAGAGTACTGGTTCGTGTTGCCACTGGTAATCGGAGCGACCGAGCACGAGTGAATTCTTTACCCAGATACACACGCATGCGAGATGAAATCCCGCGTCAACGAATGCGCGTCTGAATGTGAGTCCTTCGGTATCAGCATGGAAACAGTAAGTTGCACCGCCTTTTTCAAGATGATCAGCCATATTCTTAAATGCCGAGAGCAGGAAGTTGTAAAATTCCTCGCCCTTCAAGCTGTCATTCTGAATGGTCAGGCCGTCCGATGCTTTGAAGGAGACTCCATACGGAGGATCGGTCAGCACCAGATTGCCACGCTTGTCGTCCATAAGTGTATCTACATCTTTGGCAGAAGTAGCATCACCGCACATCAATCTGTGCCTGCCGACCGTCCAGATATCGCCAGTCTCCACAAACGATGCTTTCTCAAGGGCAGCGGTCAGGTCGAAGTCGTCATCCTCGATATCCTTTTCGGATTCATCATTCAGAAGCTTTTCCAGATCGGCGTCGTCGAAGCCGAGGAGTGTCAGGTCAAAAGCATTCTCCTGCAAATCGGAAAGCTCTACAGACAACATTTCCTCATCCCATCCGGCGTTTAACGCCAGCTGATTGTCGGCGAGGATGTAAGCACGTTTCTGAGCGTCGGTTAAGTCCTCTGCAAATACGCAGGGAACTGTCTCATAGCCTTCCTCGCGAGCAGCAGCAATTCTGCCATGACCTACAAGGATATTGTAATCCTGATCGATGACAGCAGGCGATACGAATCCGAACTCGCGAAGAGAGGAGCGGAGCTGCGCAATTTGTTCCTTGCTATGCGTCCGGGCATTCCGGGCGTAAGGCACCAGCTTATCAATAGGTACCTGTTCTAATCTTTGTGTATTCATTTACATTCCCTTTCTTGCGCGAAGCAGCTGTTCCATCGTGTCGTTCGGATTCCCTTCGAAATCCTCAGTGCAGTTTTGCTTCACGACATCAAAAATTTCGTACCAGATGAGGTTTGCGGTTTTCTGATACTGGTGACTCATCTGAACGAAGGGAGAGGTCACCACGCCGCCGGTCGTCGGATGCTTTCCGAGAAGGCCGTAGGCACTGATCGCGTCCTCACACTGGATATACCGGGCAAAAGCCTGCGCGTAGGATTCAATAAGCCGCTTGTTGACGAGATTCTCGCAGTGGCGTTCCTTGAGCCAGAGCCAGGTCTCCTTATAGATGATGTCTGCACCGAGCGGCTGACCGTTTTTCTGCTTTGCCGACAGATATTCATCAGGCTTTGGCATATCGGTACCCTCGAGCACCGCGCCTTCCGGCAGGTCGACTGCTTTAAGATCGGCGTAGTCGAGATCCGGTATGTCGTTATTCATGATTCTTGCTCTGTGTCCGTTATTAATTTTCTCAGCGGCTGGAGTCGGCTTGTCACCGGCCCGGACACGTCTGCCGCCGCGATGGGTTCCATCCTTTGCCACAACTGACACCTCCTTTATGGCCATCTATCAGCCGGGCGGGGGTTAATCCCCTGTTTGAACCGGAATTTTCGTACACGAAGCCCCGCGCCGTTTTCCGCAGCGCCGCCTCGTAGAGATTTTGACCGCCCCTACCGGTCGCCGCGCTCCTTGTGGACCTTCTCGTGACACGAACGGCAGAGGCTCATCAGATTACTCTCATCATGCGTGCCACCTTCAGACAGCGGAACGATGTGGTGGACCTCCTCAACCGCAACGTAGCGGCCTTGCTTCAAGCACATCTCGCAGAGCGGGTGATTGTGGACGTAGCGTGTGCGGATGCGCTGCCATGAGCGTCCGTATCGTTTGCCGGGTGAATAGCCGCGCGTGAATTTCTCGTAGTGTTTCTCCATCAGTGCCTTGTGCTCCGGACAGTACTGTTCGCCGTCCTCGCACAGGTTCGGGCAGCCTTGGTAGCGGCAGGGCCGCTTCGGTTTCATTGGCATCGCTTGCCGCCTCCTTTCAGACAATAGAAAAAGCCCTGCAGGCGTTGGACCCACAAGGCTTGTGTTTAGCCGCCCATGCGGCTGTTTTTTATTCTGTTTCGCTGATTCTATACTAACATAAATGCATGATGGACATGTTAGGACAAAGCAGGACATTTCGGGCGCATTTCATATAATGATAGGATTCTCCGGCACTGTTACATGCTGCAGGGCGTTGCCGTGCCATCTGCGTATCGTCCTTGCGTCGGCATTCAGGTCGCATCCGATCTGCTCCCACGTCATGTTGTGAATGTACCGGTACTTCAACACCATGCGTTCATCCATGTCCTCAACGGTTCCAATTACGTCACGGATTTGTTCTTTCAGTGAAGACAGCATCTCGAGTTCCTTAGATATTTTGTTTTCAAGTTCCCACAGCTTTTCAAGCGACTTCATGAACGGTGCGTCCGTATTTCTGGTTCCCTGTAAACGATCTCTGTCGTAACGGATGGAGGAAACGCTGCCTGCCATCTCGCGCAGGTACTTTGCTTCCTCAATATCGGAGGCGATTCTCTGGTCGAGCCTATAAGACTGCCGTAAATATTCCTTTGCGTTCATTTATTCTTCACCTCCTCACGAAGACGGCGGATAAGGTAATCGCCGTCAACCGACGTCAGGCATCCATACCACTGCGAATGGAAGAATCGCTCCAGCGCAAGCGCATCCTGCATTGCTGACTTGTTGTGCGGATTTTTCTTAAGTTTCCAGAGAGCCGCCAAATAATCTCTCGCGACGGATTTGATAATGGCTATGGCCAAGTTCTCATATGGATCTCCCATCACATCACCGCCTTCACAGCGTCGATTAGTGCGGATTGTGCATCGTTCTTCTCTGACAATGCTCTTAAAATCTGTCCGTCAATCGTGCCTTTAGTAATGATGTGCTGAATCACCACCGTATCCGACTGCTGTCCTTGCCGCCATAATCTGGCGTTCGTCTGCTGGTAAAGCTCTAATGACCATGTCAGCCCAAACCATACAATTGTGCTGCCGCCGTCCTGAAGATTCAGCCCGTGTCCTGCACTCGCCGGATGGATCAGACCGACTGGGATTTCCTTTCGGTTCCACCTGCAGATGCTGTCATCTGAATCAAGCTTTTCAAACGGGATCTTTCGCTCGCACAGTCTTTCGGCAATTCGCTCGAAATCATGCCGAAACCAGTACGCCACAAGAAGTGGTTTCCCGTTTGCCGCTTCGATAATGTCCTCCAGCACATCCAGCTTCCGGTCATGAATGCGGGTAATCTTTCCGTCGTCGGAATAGACCGCGCCGTTTGCCATCTGGCAGAGCTTCCCGGAAAGAGACGCGGCATTTGCAGCAGTAATTTCCTCGCCGTCCAGGTTCAGCACTAGTTCCTTCTTCATCTTCTCGTATCTCGCAGCCTCGGCATCCAACATCACCGCTTCTGCCTGCGTGATGATTTTCTCCGGCATCGTCAGGTGGTCGGTACACTTCATGGAAATGGTGATGTCGGATATTTTCCTGTAAATCTCGTCCTCAGCTCCCGGAAGAAGTCGGTAGGAGTAGACGATGGGACCGTTCATTCTGTCAGGAGTGAAATAAGTGTCACGGTACTGCCCGATAAACCTTCCCAGGCGCTGTCCCTGATCGAGGGCCTTGAACTCCGCCCACAGATCCATGAGACCGTTGCTCGATGGCGTTCCGGTGA